GTGTACGGCAAAGTGCCGCACATATAGTATTAACAATTTAAATTTCTAAGCACTATGCCTTCAGAAATCATCCAACTTCCCCAGAACGGAGGCAATCAGAAAGGAGGTAACAAATGAACCACCCTCCATATGTCAACGGATATACTCCATATATCCATGTGGTGAATGTCGCAATGAATCCTAATGCCGTCGTGTTGTCTGTTGACAATAGTGAAATTTTTCCCATCGGAAAGTTTTTCCTGTATGTCGGGATTCCGCTACCATCAAACAAAGGTACATTGCCTGTTTCGATTTCTTTAAATGGGAATCCCAGGCAAATGACTTTCTTCGGTGGCGCAAGTGTAACTGTTGCAGACATTGACGGAACAGGTGTTGTCGAGGTGTTCTATGACAGGGACAACGGTATCCTCCAGATGCTCAGCACGCCTGCTCCGACACAACCAGCGTAAATCATTAACCATCAATATCGACTGACAGCATGAGCCTACAGACCGACAGCATCTTCATCGCCGCCATCCAGTCATCGCCGGAACTGATGGAGGCCATCACGACCTACGTCAGCAAGGGCGTGGAGCACAGAAGCGAACATCCACGGCTCTACGGCACGGCCATCCCAATGCCCGAAGAGGACGCGGACAACGTTCCCGTTCCCTACCTCATTGTCACTTTCGACGGTCTGAACAATGACCAGACCACTAAGGATGACCCCTACGAGAGCGATTACGACCAAGTGCAGATAGGCATCGAGGCAGCTGCCCCGACACTTGAAGCACTCCACACACTCACCCAGCAGGTGCGCGAGGTGGTACACACCTATTTCGTCGAGCACGAAACCCAGGTGAGCGGCTACCAGTTCAGGGCTGAGCCTATTATCTACGACGAGTGGAAGCCCGGCTACGGACAAGTGCTCCGCTATCAGTGCGATGTTGAACTTAACACCGAAGACAATGGATAATGGCATCAAGACCTCTCTCAAAGAAGAGCTGCTCGAAAAGGGCAGCGTGACTCTCACGGCCAAGAGCCGCGAGGAAATCTACAGCCAGTGCCAGACACTGGTTGACTCTCTCCCCGGAGGCACTAAGTGGACGCGCACACTGTGCCAGTACCACCCGGACACCTTCAGCTTCGAGCAAACAGTAACAATCATCAAAAAGTAAACAACTATGGCATTAAAAAAATTGAAAGGTCAGAACTTCCGCGCATTCGTCGGAGGCAATGCCGTACCTGAAGCCTCCAGTTGTCAGGTGAGCATCACCGGCAATATGGAATCTTCAAAAACAAAGGATTCTGAGGGCAGCTTTGAGCAAGAGCAGATGACCTCGCGCTCATGGTCGGTGCAGGTGGACAGCTACGAGGCCACCGCCGGATCGCTCATTGCCGTCATCTTGCAGTTCCTCAACGACGAGAAAGTGACCGTCGGCTGGGATGAAACTAAGGTCGTGACAGACTCCCAGAACCGCACGCCTAACAACGCAGCCTTCGCCCGCTCGGGCCAGGCCATTCTCAATGACTTTACCATCCAGGCCAACAATAGAACCAATATACAGGTGACGCGCCAGTATATGGGCAGCGGGGCATTGGCATAACCCTTTAAAAAATTACGACAATGGATAAAGGACAACATCTCAGACTATTCATCACGGATGGCTCAAGCGACAAGGTAATCGCCATGAGCACTGAGCTAAGCCTTCACGGTTCGGCTCAAACCGAAAACTCCACCACGAAGGACACCACCGACTCTACCGGAGCCGTTTGGGACGAGAACGACGTTGTGGGCCGCACCTACGACATCAATTTCTCCGCGCTCATTGCCAGCGGCACCGATACCGGCGGCAAGACCTTTGCCGACATTCTTGCCAAAGTGGACGATGAAATCATCAACTGGAAGATTGCACTCGCCAGCGGCGAGCAGAACCGCACGATGGGCACCGTCATCTGTTCCGGTCAGGGCAAGTTAACCAACGTGCAAGCAACCGCACAAGTGTCACAGCAAAGCACTTATAGTGGTACAATTAACGGCTACGGGCCGCTGATTCCCAACTTCCAGTAATCATTTACAATAATCCTTACCAG